GTCTTTGGTTGTCGCGATCATTGGTCGATTTTAACCCGCTGAACGGCGGATTCAACCGTAAAACGAATCAGAGATTCAGAGGCATCAATGCCATTACGCAGGGCTGCGCTGGTGAGTTTTTTGACAGCGGCTTCGCGCTTTTGTGCGCCAGTTTTGCTAGTATCGGCCAACTCGCGGACAATGTCCAAAGCGAGAGGTAGAAGGGACGCGGCGGCATCCACAAAGAGTTCGCGGAGGATCGGCCCGTAGAAGGCCCAAATCTTGGAAGGAATACCCAGAAGGGTGGCGAAGAATGATTTCATAGGTTTAAAGCTAAACTAGAATCCTTTGGATTTCAAGTAATCTTCGATTCTTTTTGTGCGCTCGTCAATTCGGGCCAAGGTCTCAGATCTCTCTTGGTTCTCCTTATTGATCATTTCAATCCGCGCATCCTGTTTAGCATCATTGGCTTGGATAGACCGCATTTGTTCGGGTAGGACAACCCATCCATTGAGCGCCGAAAATAAAGTAACCATCAGGGCGATGCCTGCAATCAACTCGCTCATCGTGAGCTTCACTCCCCGCTCCATTCCTCTGCGTCTTGGTATTTCTTCTACGCTCATAAGTTATTATACGTTTGTTGGCGTGAAAGTGGGGGGTGGTGGCCCACCAAAACCAGTCGCGCCCCATCCTGTAGCCAGCCAAGGTTCTGCCACATCGCTGGTAGATTCGTAGTAATCGTCGCCATTCTCATTAATGAACCAGCGCGATCCGTCCCAAGATATTACCGAAGAAGTAATAAATATCCCTCTGTATGACGGCCTGCCATTAACATTGCCATCAAACACATGAGTGCCATTGACAATGACCGCCCCAGCGCCCGCGACAATGACAGCATTAAAAGTGGTCGTTGTAGCAAGTTGCGTAATAATGGAAGCCACTTGATAGCGCCAAGGCCAATCGATATATGTGGCTAGGTTTACGGGGTTGCCCGTGTCTCCACGATAGGCGGCGGCAATATGCCCCAAAGCTTGTTTTTCTCCCCAGTCGATAGTTCCAAGGCTCGACCCCGAAACAGCATTGTAGATATCCTTCCATGCATACTGTTTAGGTAGTCCAATATACGCTGTTTCATCTTTCGGTGCGCCTGCGGCTACGGCAATCTTGGCCCAGAGATAGCGTTCTGGGAGGGAGATGTAATTGGCTATGGGGTTGACTGTGGGTATTTCGGTTGCGGTGGGAGGCGGCCCATCCGCATCATCCACAATCCAAGTTCCAAGCCAAGGAAATTGAACATCTTCTTGAATAACATATGTTATTCGATCTTCAAAAGAATCAAATAAAGTCCAAATACTTGCTCCATCCCAAGTAATGGTATTTGATCCAGAAACATATTTGTTTCTTCCGTTTTCTTGGCCATCCAAGGTGTAGGTACCATTAGAGGTATCAGTGCCAGCGCCCGAAACCAAAACACTAGAAGCTCCTTGTGTTTCTTCTTTCTCTCCCACCAGCCATTGGGCAAGCATGTACTTTCGGGGCTGGTCAGCCGCCGAAGCAAAGACAGAATCTAAAGTGGGGAGAGCCATAGCCTATGGTCTCCGTCCTTTAAGCCATGCCCATGATTCGCTCACCCATGCCAGCCATAGGGGACACGCCAGCTTCCATTTCGTCAGCAGCCTCGTCCTCCATCTCGTCTTCGTCCTCGGCCTCTTCAGCCGCAATCTCGACGCCAGCAATCATGGTCGGGACAAGCGAATCGCCTTCGACGCGATAGGTTGTGAGTTCTTCAAAAGTATCGCCGTCCGCGACATCCTCTGGCAATGTGTAATTTTCGGGCAAGGGAAGTTTCATAATATTAGGTTTGTTTAAAGTATTGCGGGAAGTATTGGCGTTCTGCTTTTTCGCGGGCCGCACAGGCTTCCTCAAATGTATGGAAGTATCCTAGATGAATTGACTTACGATTGCAAGTAATAGTTGCATAATATGGGTTAGTTTTATTTCGGTGGGGCGCAAACTTGACGCCCTTTTTTCCGCTTTTGTTCCTCTTGCCAGCCCGATTTTGGATTGGGTGCGCCACTCCGTTGTGTGGGATATACACCTTTTCTTTGTCTCTGTCTGGTCGGGCAAACTCCCCGAAAACAATCTTTTCGGCAGATTTGCGGGCAGCTATGGCGTCTTCTTTTTCTTGAAACTGCCCAAGAATCTTCTTTTTGCCATCAACTGTGATATAGGCGAACCATTTCTGCTTGGTAGAAACGTAGCAGACCCCGACATGCCCCGAAGCATTGTCAGATCGTCTACGGCGGTTCATGGCGTTCTGGCTTGGTGTCACAACCCGAAGATTTTCCCTTCGATTGTCTAGGGTGTCACCGTTGATATGATCCACAATTTGCCCCTCTGTGGCATTCATTATAAGGCGGTGCATTCGTAAGTGCCGTCCCATTTCTGTAGCACATGCATAGGGATTGCATCCATCTGGAATAATGAACCAGTGATGTTGAATTAACTTTTCATGGTCACAATCATCTACGATTGTGAATTTATTATCGTTGAGTGGTATTTGTTTAGACATAAGTAAGGGTGGCAGCTTACGCCACCACCCTCACTTTGTCAATACTGATTTCCGTTACTTAGGGGACGAGGTAACCATAACCTGCCCCAGAGGCGCAAGGAACGAGATCGTTCGCAAGGCTGCAACGGAGGTGGATAATGTAATAGCCCCACTCAGGGAAGATTTGCTTCACCGCGCAGGCCATTTTGGCGCGCCAGTAACCACTATTCTTGTCGGGGTTACAGTTCTTATCATACTCGTTGATCCAGCGGAAATCTCCGCGATAGTTCTGAGCATCATAGACAAGTTTGCCGACTTTGAGGTTAGGATTCGGGACGAGCCACTCCAGCGCCTTCGGATGGAAGATAACCGTGGAGGTGTACTTCGCATTCTTGTAGGCGGGGTTGACGATAGCTTTGGTGCCTTTGAAGGCCGAATCCGTGATATACGGAGGGACTTCGACAAGGGTGCCGCCAGCGCCATCGTTGAAGCGTTTCGGGAACGGACGGCTGTGGAACACATAACCAGCGTAGCTCTTCTTGGGAAGAAGCATCTGGCCATTGGTGCCCAACAGATCGTTCACGCGATCACTCCAGCGGATGTCCTGACGGATGTCCTCGTTGATCTTGATCATCTGTTCGATGGTGGCACGATCCGACATCACGTTGAAGACGGGAGCGCCGTCATCGGTGACCGCATCGCCGTCATCTCCAGCGTTGTCCGAGTAGAGGCTGTCGTAGATCTGACGCAGAACGCCAGTCGTGAGAACGCTCGTCGGGGCCGTGAGACCAGTGATCGTGGCATTGTCACCACTAAAGGTGACGCCAGTTCCAATCTGGGTGTCAAAGCCAGCTTCGACGCTCAAGATATTGACGTTGGACAGATAGTCGTTGTCGTAACGCTTAATCCACTCGACGTTGACGTTGTCGGCCAAGATCTTGATGTAGTTGTTGACATCATCAATCGGGAAAGCCGAAGTACGAACGTCTTCCAAGCAGATCCAATCCGACTCCACAGCCTGATGGCGGAGCGAGAAGTTTTTCTGGTCGAAGGCGTAGCCGACTTTCTTGACGGGAGCCAAGCAGGAGTTGTCCTGACCAGCTTCGCCAGTGACACCGATGGACTCCCAACCACTGCCAGAGGCGATGGTACGGCGAGCAATAGTGTTGGTGATCGTTTTGCCCATGTTGTCGGGGAAGGCCGACTGGGTAACAAGACGAAGGTAGGGATCTTTATAAAGACCCAAGCGATGGGTGCCAAGGGCAATACGTCCAGTCTCTCTCTGGAAATTGTCGTTAATGCTCTCGCAAGTAACTGAAGCAGCGTTAGGTGCTGACATAATATTTTATTTCTTTCTAGTTAAATAGGGTTAGATTTTGATTTCGGGATTTTAGGCCCTAAATCGGTTAAGTTCTGGGCCGCGACCAGAGATTTACGGCTACAAATTGTGAAGGCGCTAACTCGCCAGCAGAGTGTCCGCGACCAACTCGGACTCAAGTCTTGAGCGCAAACTATTACATTTGCGTTAAATTGTCAATAGCAGAATTTTAGCGGAAGATAGATTTTCCGAAATTCATCAGGCTGTCGGGATTTTCGTCATCCCCGTCATTGGTGTCGGTTTCGGTGGCCTTGCCCAAGCTTGGGGTGGCTCCGACCAAGCCTTCTAGCTGAGTCTGGAGTTCTTTGATCTTGCCGTCTTTTTCGGCGTTCACCCGTTCCATTTGGGTGGTGTAGTGGTTGATGGCACTCTCAAGGAAGGGGACTACAGCAGCCCGTGCGAGGATGGCGCTGCGGTCTTCGACGCTCAAGCGGTCCAGATTGGTTTCGGCGGCGTTCTTCTTGGCGCTGCGGATATGGCCATTCCACTCATCCTGTCCTTCGACTTCTTGGAGGAAGTTATAACGATCTTCCAAATTAGTCCAAGTTTTGGCCGTGAAGGCTTTTTGGAGACGAAGATCGTTTTCAATAAACTCTTGTTCGGACTGGGCCTTGCGGGCGTTTTCGGCTTCGGCCAAGGTTTCGGCCTCCTTCTGGAACCGCTCATGGTATTGGGCCAACTCATGGTATTTGTCGGCCATTTTGACGATGGAGAGTTGCTCCATGCGCTTGAAGTCTCCCGTCAGGTCTTCAAGAGAGTCGATTCGTTTGCGGGCATCGGGCTCGGTGAGGGCTTGCCAGAGTTTGCTGAAGTCGGCGTCATTGGCTTCTGCAATGGCCTTTAAATCGCCCTGAAGGCCCGCCAGAGGCTTTTTGATGGCTTCGACATATTCTGGACTTCTTTCAAAGTTGGCGGTCTTTAGCTCGCGGCCTAGCTCTGCCAAGCGAGTCTTGTAGCCTTCCAGTTCTTCTTGGAGGGATTTGACGGTCTCCCCCTCATACTTGCCGACCTTCTCTTTGGTGGCTTCCAGTTCGGCCTTGAGGCGATCCCGCTCTTCACGGGCCTTTTTCATTTCGATTTTAATCTCTTTCCAGCTTGAGATACCCTTTTCAGAATCATCACCTTCAGGTTTATCAGAAACAGCTTTATCTTGAAAATGGGGATTGAGAGGGAGATCGTCTTCCGAAGCTTCGGCTTTCGGGGTCTCGTCCTTGGTCTCCTTGGAAACGCTCTCGGTGATCTTCTCTACGGCCTTGGCCGTCTCTTCCTTGGTGGCCTTGGGCTTCTTTTCGGCCTTGGGTTCCGCTTTGACGGGAGCGACCTTCTCCTCTTTGGGAGCTTCTTCTTTCGGCGCTTCGGCTGGCTCTGGAGTGGCGGTTTCGACTGCGGGTGCTTCATTGACTTCAGGTTGGTTTTTACCACCAAAGATGGTTCCAGCAAAGTCTGCTTCGCCCGTGAGGGCTGAGTTGAGGATATCGGCCATAAGTGTATGTATCGTTAATAGTTACTTGTTTGTATAGATGCGCTTAATAATTAAGCTGTTTGTGTTTTGTCTTCTAAATCTATATGGGAGAAGGGTTCTGGCAAGTCGAATCTGGGTTTGGTCTCTACCTTACCATCGGCCAAAATAGAAATGAGATCAATGACCTCTTGAGAGCCCTCATAAAAACCCGCACTCTTGATAAACACGGGCGACAGATCAAAGCCTTGGGCCACGGGGCCTGTTGAACGTTTCGGCCTAACGCGCCTTGCAATGTGTCGCAAGCCTTTCTGCATATGGGGCATCGCCCACGTTTTACTCCATTCACGGGCGTCCTGATCGGTCCATTCAGTCATTAGATATATACTACCGCTATACGCGGATCTATGGTTTGTCTAGAAGAAAATTATGCTTCGGTCGCCATCGGGGGTCGGCCTGCGGGCCTAGCCGTTTTCTCCAATATAGAACTCCGCGTCTTGAGATCATTGAGAGCCATTTGCTGACGGATGGTTTCCATCTTCTGCGCGTGGGTCTCTTGATTCATCATCCGCTTCTCTTGCATTTCGGCCAGTTTAAGTTGCGCCTTTTGGAATTCCATTTCCATCTTGGGATCAATCTGCTGCTGTCCACCCTCCTGCGGGGACATAGCTTGTTCCTGCATTTGGCTTTGTTCGGCCATGGCACGATTGATGACCTGTTGTTCCAACTCGTCCACATAAGCTGTGACGTTTTGAAGCTGGCGCTTGAGTTCGTTGACTTCTTGTTTGCGGAAGCTGTTGGTTGAGAAAAGAACCAGATGTTCGGTGGTGTGGTCGGCGGTAGGGCGAAGGATAGCCATGGCTTGCTCGTCTGGAATTTGTTGCTGACGATGCATCTCAATAATCTCAGCCATGAGCGGAATGTGGGCTTCGATATGCACAGCGTGGTTTTGACTATCATGCACCATCTGTTGGATTCCGTTGCGGAGGTTGCCGTTTTCCAAATTAGCGATATCAAAGTCAATCGTACGGCGCGGGCCCTTCTCCGAAACGAAGAGGTTGACCTTCTGCCAACCCACTCCAGAGATACCAGCGATGACGGAACGAAGGGTGTTTTCTTTGCCCTTTTCATCCATCAGGGAATAAAGCTCCATCAACTGCTTGGAGGCCATCTCGGTCATTACGGGGCTCCCATCTCCCATGGCTCGGAAGGCTGTAACCTTCAAGAACTGGCGCATCCGCTCCACACTTACTCCCCTGCGTAGACAACGTTTGCGGAATTCTAAGGCTAGGCGTCCACCCTTATCGTTTGCCGTTAATAGCGGGCTTACCGCCCTACGATACTGCTCGGTCAGAAGTTTGTTATATGGAGTAT